TATCATTATTTTTACAATAATCAAAAAGGGCATTATCTAAATCTGCAGTTCCAAAATTATGTCCTCTATTTTCTGAAAGATCAATTATTTTACATTTAGGGAAATATTTTTGCCATAATTGTGCATTTCTGATTGCTAAGTCTAAATCATTATAGGTGGTGGCAACAATAATTCCTTTATATTCTTTTAATATATTTAAATTAAATTTAATGTATCTTTCAAGTACTTCTAAAGATTCCTTATTATGAATGTAATTAATAGTTCCATAATATGATTTATTAATAATATCTTTTAATATCATAGTGTACTATAATAAGAGTTTTGTCTTTCTTGTCTTTCAATCGTTTTGGGATGTTGTAAAGCTAAATCATGAAAGGCAGGAAGTGGAGCATATGTTTTAAACCCTTCTAACTTTTCATGTACTTTGTTTATCCATTTTATCTCTGGTTTATTTTTCCAGATTCTCCATTGATAATCAGGCCAGTTGACTCTTCCTTCATCATCAATATTCCATCTCCATTTAGTAATATGTTCTTGGGTTAGACCTTCAACTGTATTAACTCTAGGAACTAAATAAACATCGTTGTCAGGATTTGATTCTAGTATTCCTGGTAGGTTACAAAGTAGAACTTCGTTAGGTATCTCATCTGCATCAATTTGGAATATGTAATCACCAGAGCATAGTTCAGTTAATCTGTTTTTCCAATCAGCAAAATGATTATTAAATTCTCCTTTATGCCAGGCATATCCTCCATTAACTGAATGTGATCTCAAGTAACTCTCCACTTCTTTTCCTCCATTTTTACCATCGAACAGGATAACTATTTCATCCTCTCTTCTTTTATATTCTAAAAGAAAATTTACAAGTCTTTGAATCTCTACAAATTCATTACAAACTGTTATTGCATAACTTATTTTCATATTTAATCTTTGTTTAAACTTAGAATATAATCTCTTAATTTATCTGAGGGTTTCCAGTTTAATTTATCTAGACTGTCATCATTTTCTCTTAAAGTAACTTTATAATTACCTGACTGGTCTGGGAGGTTGGTAAAATTAACTCCAAATCTTTCTTTAAACATTAAGTAAACATCATTAATAGAATAATTCATACCTGTTCCTAATTCCCAAGCATCCTCGTGTTTAAGGGTTTTGACACCAATTTTCCATAACCCATCTATAATATCATCTATATGAGTAAAGTCCCTTCTTTGTTTCCCATCCCCAACAATAGTAATGGGTTCACCATTTTGAACCTGGCATCTCCATTTCCCTATAACTGCAGCCCAATCTCCATCTACTATTTCACCAGGACCATAAACATTATAAAATCTAACTATTTCAATATCCATACCATAGGTTTTTTTATACATTTTACATGCTTCTTCTCCCATGTGTTTACACGCGGCATAAGGAGATTGGTATGGATTATGCCATCTAGAAGAGGAACCAGAATATATAACTTTAGCTCCCGTTAATCTAGCAAACTCACATACCCTTTGTGTTCCAAGGGTATTAACTCTAAAGGTTTCATTTGGGTTATTAAATGAGGGTTGTATTCTGGATAGTGCAGCTAAATGAAATATTAGATCAAAATCTTTATCCATTAAACCTATATTTTCTATATCCCCAGTATGATAATTACAACCAGATATTTCATTTTCTACAACACCAATTTCGTAATTATCTAATGAGTGAACATTATGTCCTTCACTTAATAATTTTTTAATTAAAGCTGTTCCTATAAATCCAACTCCTCCTGTAACTAGTATTTTCATGTTTATTCAGGTAATACCCCAATATATGAAAGGGCTTCTATAAATTCACGTTCTACAAAATGTTTTATAGTAGACATATCAGCTTTATATTTTTCTCCTTTATATTTTTCTCTATCTTTTTTAGGAATTTTAACCGCTTTAACCGCAGCCCATTTCCAATTATCTCGATTTGTACCATCAGCAAATACCATACCTTTATCTTTTAAATTAATAATAGTAGGCATCCATATTTTACCTGTTTCTTCCTCTTCATCCATTAGCTCTTTATATAATTCAGGGAGATTTTCAAATTGTTGGTTAAAAAATTCATTACCCTTTTTAATGATGCTATTACTTTGGAACCCACAACCATAACACATTTCAATAGAAATATCTTTTGTTACTTCTTGGGTATAACAAGCATCTGATCCACATCTAGTGCATACTTTTAATTCGTCGTATTTCATAACTTAGGTAGATTTAATTCTGGAAGGTTTAGTTTAATTTGTTGGGCGAATGTTGGCAGGTTGTTTTCTAAAATTGTACCTACTAACTCTTTCATATGATTCCAAGAAAAATTCTTTTGAGTATAATATTTTTGTTTTTTAGCTTTAGTTTGAAATTCTTTAGGATTTTTAAAAGTATCCCTAAAAATTTGCCCAACATATCGAGTGTCAGGCTTAAACCATTTAGATTCTTTAATTAACCAATTATTTGTTGCACTGTTATCTACGGGTTCAAGCTCTCCAGGTAATAGGATAGAATGATCTTTATGTAAAAAATCAACTTGGCCTGACCATCCTGAAGCTATAACTGGTTTTCCTGTTGTTGTGAATTCTAATAAGGGTCTACCAAACCCTTCCCCTTTGGTTAAACTTACCATAGCTTTAATTTTGGGGTTGTTGTATAATTCATTCATTTCTGAATCATTAAACTCTCCATTTAAAACATATATGTTAGGAAGTATTTTTGAATTGACTGAGTCTCTGATGTTTTTAATTTTATCTAAAATTTCATCTCTACTCATATATCCTGCTACTCCTGTAGATGATTTTAGAATTAGAGCAGGTTTATTCTTTTTATTTTTAAAAGTTTCATAGAAAGATTTTACTAAAAGACTAACATTTTTTCTATCATGTCCAAAACTGCCTGCCATCCAATGCCCTACAAACAGATAACAAAAGTCTTCTTTTATATCACTTAAATCAAAAGTTTTTAGTTCGGATTGTTTTAGAGGTTTGTAAACATTTAAGTCTACACCTTCAAATATAACATGAATAGGTTTTTCTAATTTTACATTCCCTATGATTTGGTTATTTGATTTAGATTTTTTATCAAATATCATATTTTCAAATGTATTTTTAGCAAAATTTGAAGAAACCCAATTCATATCCATTTTATTTAATCCTTCAATCCATTCAGGTTTACAAGCATCAGATTCAATCCCGGCAGTACATCCAATATTATATTTACCTACAGGTTGGAACTCATTAGGAATAGTTATCTGCATCCAAATATCAGGTTTTGATGTTAGATTTGGTATCGAATGGTTTAATAAATATTCCCATTCGGTATGTGCTTCACAAAAACCCCATGATGTAGACCCCCATCTTTGAGGTAACAATTTTACATCATATTTATCCAATTCAATTATAGCTTTAACTATATCTCTGGATCTGGCACCATAACCTGAAAAGGTATCAAAAGGGCATGATATTACAAAAACTGGTTTATTCATTTAATATATTATTTTATGATTTAAAAATTTTCCTTTATATTCATTAGCATTTACTAATTCATATTTTTCTCTAGGTTTCCATGTTTTAAACAATTCTGAAAAAGCCTCTACAAATCTATTAGCTTGATGTTCAGAAGTAAAACCTGCTTCTTTACTAATAGCCCATTCTCTACCCGCTAACCCTCTTTTAGTTCTTTCTTCTGAGGGGATATTATATACTTCTTTTAAACGTTCAACCACATCTTCCCAGGCACATCTATCATCATATATGTAAGGGGTTGGAGGAGAACCTTGAATTGATCTTGAAGTTGGATAAACTGGGAAAGCCCATTCACCGTGTTCTTTATAAGTACCTCTGTGATTAGATGGGATATCGGCACTTGGTGTAAACCATTCTCCATTTTCATCAACAAATCTCATTTGATCTTGCATACCTCCAGTTGTATTAGCAATTACAGGAGTACCTGATAATATTGCTTCAGTTAAGGTTAAACCCCAACCTTCATTGGAAGTAAGTAATATTTGAACATCAGCTATATTATATAAATAATTTAAACCCAATTCTGGTAATTTTGAATGGCTAAATATTACCTGTTCAGGGAAATGCTCCCCAAATAAGTATTCTTTTACTTTATATAAATTAGTACCATGATCAGTTACAGCTTCAGTATGTAAAATTAAATAACTATCTTTAGCTTCTTCTTTAGGTAAGGAATATAAAAACTCTCTAAAGGCTAACATTGTATCTGGGATTTGTTTTCTTCTAATGTTTCGGGAATTGAAGAAAGCAACAAATTTAGGTTCTTTATCTTTAAATAATTGCTTTTTAAAATTTATAAAGTCTTTTGATGATTTTTCTTTGTCAGTTAAAGGGTAAAATAAATTAGCATTTTTCCCATGTGGGATATATTTAAATATTTTATTTTTTTCCTTACCTTTTAATACTAATTTATTAATATTAACTGTCTGTTTTGAAATACCCATTAACAAATCACAAGCTTCATAAAAAGCACTATTATACATTGGTGCGGGGTAATCATCCCATATATTAAGGTAAGTAATAGGGCAATGTTTTCTAATTTCGGCTTCCATTCTAAAAATATGTTGGAAATACCTAGGATCTGTAAATAACATTATAGCATCTGGTTTTTCTATTTTTAGAATTTCTCTTAAAATCTGTTCATTACCATAACCATCCACAGGATACAATTTTACAAAAGAATCATCTATTTCCGCCATTTGGTTAGTATCATTAGATAAATCCAATACTTTACCCTTTTCAGGGTGTTTGATAGCACCTGCTATTTGAACCCAATTAAAGTGGTTGGCAGTATGGGTTACAATTTCTTTTGCTACTGTAGCTACCCCTGAGTGTACTCTAATATCATCACAAATTAAAAGTATTTTTTTCCTTTTATCTTTAGGGATATAATCAAAATTTTTAGTTATTGTCATTTAAGTCGAGATTAATTTGATTAGTAATTTGTTTGCGAAAATCTTCATCTGTAAGGTACAAAAACAAAGCCCGATCGGCAAGTTTTTGAAAAGAAAATTTACGTTTTACGCATTCAATTTTAAAATTCTCGAATAAATCATTTTTTACTTTAACACTAGTTAGTGTCATTTGGTTTTTAGGTGGCATAATCTTTATTTTAATAACATTATTTATATATACGTATGTGGGAACTTACGAAAAATGTTCTGCTGCTCCACATAATTCTTTATCATCCCCATAAGGGCAAAAACGACAATTCCAAGAGCTAGGGGATTTTGGATATTCTAGTTCCTTTATCTCCCCGTTAGAGTTAAAACATTCATTTATGAAATTATTTATGGCTTTTTTAGCTCTTCCTAATTTAATTTTTCCACTAGGGGGACTAAACTGTTGTACTCTATATGCTTGGTGGGGTGACATTATTTTTTCATCATCCCAATCCATTACTTTTCTTTTAACAATAAAAAATTCAATATCAATGTTACTTAAAGGTACCCCATATTGCTCACTAAAATATTGCTTATATAAAAGTAATTGATATTGCTTATCCTCATTCTTTTTATCTTGGTCTCTCCATCCTCGGGTACTTGTTTTAATATCGATTATTTTGAATGTCTCTGTTGGTTCATGGTACATGACAATATCTAAGAAACCCGCGTATAATATGTTGTTATACATCTTATTTGGCGCTATTACTAATGGTATTTCGCAACCAACTAAATGCCAACCCTTTTTTGAAAAATACTTAGACCTTTTTTTCTTAAACCAATTTAAGATACCAACTCCATCCTCAAAAAATTCTCTCATTTCCTCAGCCGAGGAGAAATGTTCGTTTTTGTTTTTCTTGTATTGGGATTGGTATTCACCTATAAATTTTTCTTGGAATAATTCTTCTATATCAATTTCCCTATCTGCAGATGCAAATGATTTATCATACGCTACATCTAAATAATGCTGCATTACCTCATGTATAGCGGTCCCAAATACAGTATGGATAGATGAGGTAAATCTCCTTATTTTATCCTTGTATTGTAGTTTCCATCTATAAGGGCATTGTCTAAATATGGACATCTGAGAATATGAGATATTCTTTTGATATGCATAATTAACCTCACTAGGTGGATTATTGCGGATTTCTTTTACTATTTTAGGGATTTTTTTAGCCAAACTATTTTTTCCATTTATTTCGACCAACCAGC